GAATCCTCGCAGCGTTAGGTGATGCTAAGATTGATTCTCTTACAGAGCATTTAAAGCATAAGAAATTTAATGATGTTAAGAAGTGGGTTACTCAGAATTTAGATAGTGACCCTACTGCTATAATGAGAAAACTATATGACAATCTTTCTACTATTATGGAAGGACCAAGTGTTGCTGCTGCTGTACTTATTATTGCAGAGTATCAATACAAGTCTGCTTTTGTAGTAGATCAAGAGATTAATCTTTTAGCATGTTTAACACAAATTATGTTGGAGTGTGATTTTAAATGATTGATGATGATGTGAAAATTTCTATCAACCTTAACAAGTTGGTAGAAGCAAGAGCAAAACTCCAAAGTCAATATGGAGATTACTCTAGTAAGATATGCAAGGGTGAGTATCTTGATGGGAATGATATTGATAGAATTGCATCTGGATTGAGAGATACTTTAACTTGGGATACACTCTATCAAATGATAGATGAATCTATTTTAGAATACTTGGGTATTAAAGAAAATCATTATGGTGAGACTGCTGGTGATGAACCTGCTAAAACCTATGAGAAGAACAGACAACAGTTTAAGATGGTTAAATTAGAATCACCATCATGGACAATTGAGGTTCCAGTAAGAAAATGAATGTCATCACCAAGTTAAGAAATCCTAAGACACAACATTACATTGCTTTTAAAAAATATGTAATGTCAAGTGACATGACTTGGTTTAAGTATAGTAAACAGCAAGAGGATAGTTATCATAACTATGATATTAAGTCTAAGACTTTGTTTGAACATCCAAGAATGAACTTAGATAAGATGGGAGATGTTGAAACATTCATTTCACCATTCTTAGGAAGACCAACTTGGGATGAACCGTACCCCCATCCTCAAAATTCGTTAGAATATATAGAGGGAGCTGTAAGAACACTTAAAGAAATATTAGATTATAATAAAGTAGAAATCGATAGTTTTTTAAGAGTTGCTGCTAATATGGTTTATCCAGATCCTGATGTGGATACCACTTTCATACATGTTGACCACCATTGTCCACATAAAAATATGTTAGTATATCTAACAGATGCTGGAGGTGAAACCATTATGGAGAATACATTTCATGATCCTAAAGAGGATGATGCAATCATCTTTGAAGGGTATCATACACACAATGTACCCAAGACACAGGCTAGGGTAGTACTAGTCGCAACTTTCGTTTAATTATGATCACTAAAGAGAAACAAAAAAACCAAGTCAAGTCTAGATTTTATTATATCTTCTGGGGTCTTGCAACTGTATCAGTATTTGCTGGACAGATATATGTTGGTTCTGGGTATCGTCAGATGTCTAGATCTTTCAACCGCATAATGGATTCCATTGTTGTTGAAGTTGAAAGAGGACTAGGAAATTCACGCAATTTTTACTAATGATTTTAGTTTTTATTATCGTAGGATTATTGTTCTTTATTATGGGGTATGGATTGTACCTTACAATAGGACCAGGTAAAAAAGATCTAAGAGACCCTATTGACGAACATGCTAAGATGCATGAGCTAGGTATTGCACATGGTCACGGTGGAAATAAGGAGGCATATGAGATGTCTGGTAAACTAAAGCACGATCATGATAAAGAATGAAACTAACACAAGAAGTCATTGACAAGATTCAGGAAGCCATGTTACACACCAAAATGAATGGTGATATGAACTGGTTAGATGGAGATGACATTGATGTGTGTCTTGGTGGCACATTTGCTGGAGATAAGTTTATAGCAATTCACAACAGAACACGAAGCAACACTACTAAAAAATGAAATCATTGAAAACTCCTCTTCGTTATCCAGGCGGGAAGTCTCGTGCTATCACAAAGATGTCACGATTCTTACCAGAGATGAGTATGTATAGAGAGTATAGAGAACCGTTTCTTGGGGGTGGTTCTGTTGCTCTATACATGACAAGGTATCATCCTCATCTAGAAATTTGGGTTAATGATTTATATGAACCCCTAGCAAACTTTTGGCAAACTCTACAACATGAAGGCGATGAAGTTACGACCAGGCTCAGAGAATTTAAAAACAAATACTCCACCCCAGATAGAGCACGTGAACTTTTTCTGGAGAGTAAAGAATTGGTTGACGATGCAGGAGCCAGTCTCGTTACCCGTGCTGTTAGCTTTTATATTGTTAATAAGTGTTCTTTCAGTGGTCTTACCGAATCGAGTTCCTTCTCCAAACAAGCCTCAGACAGTAACTTTAGTTTACGAGGCATAGAGAAACTACCAGAGTATTCTAAGTTGATAGAGCATTGGACTATAACCAATCTCACATATGAAAGAATGGTTACTGATGATAAGAATATATTTACTTACTTTGATCCTCCTTATGAGATAGGTTCTAACTTATATGGTAAGAAGGGTGGAATGCATAAGTATTTTGACCACGATGCATTCGCTCAAGAATGTGATTTACATACTGGGCATACCATGATATCATATAATTCATCTCAGTTAATCAAAGACCGTTTTACTGATTGGATTCCAAATGAGTATGACCATACTTACACGATGAGATCTGTCGGTGATTACATGAAGAATCAACAAGACCGTAAAGAACTTGTTTTAACTAACTATGCCATATGATGCTCGGTATCCTCTTAAGGATTATTTGAACAGTATTAATTTCAACAAGGAGAATCTTATGAAAGATGATCCTGGTTGGGAAAAGAACTATCCTCCTTACGTTATTAACAAATGCTTGTCACATCACATGGACACACTGGGATTTGCTAATGAGATGAATCGGTATCCTAACTTGGATAAGGAATTACAATATTCTTTTTATCTAAATACAGTGAGACCGAAGAAGAGATTCTCTCCTTGGGGCAAAAAAGCGAAGGTGGAAGATCTTGACCTTGTGAAAAAATACTATGGCTATAGTAATGAAAAAGCAATTCAAGCCTTAAGGATCTTAACTCCAGACCAACTTAATTACATTAAAGAAAAACTGAATAAAGGAGGTAAGAGATGACCGAATTGCAATGGACTAAAGATAATATGGTTGAGGTTCAATTAAAAGAACCCGATGACTTTCTTAAAGTAAGAGAGACATTAACCAGAATAGGTGTTGCTTCAAGAAAGGAAAAGAAGTTATATCAATCATGCCACATCCTTCATAAGAAAGGACAGTATTACATAGTACACTTTAAAGAACTATTTGCTTTAGATGGTAAGAAAGCAAATCTTTCTGAGAATGATTTTCAAAGAAGAAATAGAATTATTAAATTACTATCCGATTGGGGGTTAGTAAATGTTGTGAAAGAATCTGCTATAGGAGATGCAGCTCCGCTTAGTCAGATAAAAGTTATAGCATATAAAGAGAAGGGGGAATGGATATTAGAATCCAAATATAACATTGGTAAGAAAAAACAACCTACAAGTGTATAAATAGGGCCAGTTGATAAAGTTATATGTCCGAAGAAATTTTAGATGATAAGACGGAAGTAGTAGAGAAGAAAAAAGGTTTCTTTGGTAAAGCAAAGGATGCTATTCTTCCCGATGCTGACGAACAAGCTGCTATCATTAGTACATTTGTTCGCATTACCGTTCTTGCCTGGTCGGGTGGGATCTTGACTTTAAATTATGTTGCTATACCAGGTGTACCGCAACAGAAAATTGATCCAACTTTCATAGCTTCGGTTTTTACAGGAGTTTTAGCTAGCTTCGGAATTCAGACCGCTTCTAAAAAAGGAGACGGTACTATGAAGATGGATAAGAATGGAAACCCTACTAACGGTAACGGTGGTGGCGGTGGCATCAGCAAGAAAGATCTTGAGTTGCTAATTGAAAAGGCATCACAAACTGGTCCTACTCAAACAATTAAAATTGAGCAAGCACCTATCAAGATATCTACTGTTGACGATAAAACAGAACCATTTAAAATGTAAAGGAGAATCATGAAATTCAAATTTAACGATATTGCTAATGCAATAAGTGTAGCATCAGGAGTAACACTCGCTGGTATCATAGCTGTAGGAACATACGTCTTTGTAAACAAAGATGCTATCATAGATGACATCAAAGATGCAGCAATTGAGTCTGTAACAGGGGGCATGGGTGGAGACCTTCCAGTAGGTGCTCCAGATCTTGCACCATCAGGAGGTACTGCTGGATTGGGTGTTGCTATACCTAGTAATCCTTTGTAATGGACTTGCAAAAGATTGCTTCTACTGGTACAGCAATTGCTGTAGTGGGAACTGGTGCTGTTGTTGGTGGTAACACAGTTATTGACCAACAAACTGGTGGTCCTGAGAGGAGGGAATCTGAAAAAATAGAAATGATAAGACAGATAGTTGCAGAGGAAGTATATCTGCAACTAATCAATGCTTGGCCAACAACTAGTGGTCCTGTTAAAGGAATAAAAGATCCTAAAGATTATAAGAAACAAGTACCAAAATGATTCATCCTAACGGTTACACACAAGAGATGATCAAGGAGATACTAGGTACTGCTTGGTTGGACAAAGATAATATGCCTGAGACTGGTAATCAGATCAGAAGAAGAAAGGGACAAGAGATGAGAGCAGGGACAAGACCGTATCCCAAGTACCCATCAAAGGAGTCGAGGATAGCAGACACTTCAGGTATGTTTGATGATGATGGACTATACATATATCCAGAGGGGTCGGGATTTAATTGGATGCAGAAAGTAGATCCTGATTCTCAAGGATATCTCCCAGGTGGTAAAGTATCATGATAGACAACACACAATTATCTTCCTACTATGAAAAACAAGCTGCTCAAGACAGTCGGATGGCAATCTTGGAAACTAAAGTTGACGATCTTCAAAAAGGTTTGGAAGATTTTAATAACAAAGATAAAGAAGAACTCAACCAACGATTAAGATCTATTGAAAAACAAGTCTGGGGTGCTGGTGCTGTACTTGCTGCTATCTTAGCCATCGTTGGTATCATAACTCAGATGGATATGGAAGAAGATGAGTGGGATGATGAAGCAAGAATTGAGCAGGTAATTTATAGGGCATAATGGATACTTACTTATGGATCCTATTCTTGACATACCTAATATTACTACTGGTGGATTTGGTATTCCTAACATCACTATTCGGCAACAATCAATTAATATTGGTGGGATATGGGTAAGGAGTCCACGAGTAAGAGAGATAGGTATTGATTACATCTCCGATATGAGACCTTGGATGATGCAACCTAAACAACCTGCAGTACCAGTTACTACGCAGATAGGTATTCCCATAGTTAATATGCCTGGTTGTGTCAAGGTACATAAAGAGAATGCAAAGAACCCTAAAAATTTTAGTAAGACTTTAGTTAATGATGACCCTAAACAGAATGTAGTTCTGTGTGATGCTGGTATGCCATACTATGAGCCACCTAATTATGACTACAGGGAACTTACTTGGCAGACGGTTAATCCAAATGAAGAAGAAGTTGATGAAGGAGTTGATACTGGTGATGAACCACCAGCACCCGATATAGACAGTCCAGAACCTCCTCCAACAGGTCCGAATACAGCAGAGGATATAGAATGTCCTCCTGTTAATGCGAGACGTATAGGAGATCTAAATCAAGCAGGTACTGAAAAGGTTGTGGGATATAAGTTAAGTGTAGATAAAAAAGTTTGCATAACAGAATGGGAAGATGTTCCTTTTGTGGAAATGTATCTCCCTAGTGTTGGTATTGTAACTACTACTGCTGGTATTGCTACGGTTGCGACGACATCTGCCCTACTTGCAAAACCCCTAGCAGATTTGCTCCTGAAGGTGGTGAAACCAGCCGTGAAGAAAGTGATTGGGAAGGTGAAGGAGAAACTTGGGAAGAAACCTCCTGTGTTGTCTCGTCGGGAACGGATTCTAAAACAGAGGGAGGCGAACCAGGCTGTAAAAGCTGCTCGGAAGTTGAAGGGGGGGTAAACTTAAGTTCTGGTAACTGGTGCTCGTGAGGAAGTATCTTACCACCTGGAGTTGTAACTACTACATCAGCACAAACAGAATGATAAGGACTAGCAGGGTGGAAAAATATACCCTGCTTTTTTAATTCTCCACAATTTTTAAGTCTTGCGATCTCAAAGTCTAATCTTTTATTAGCAACCGCTTGAGTAGTCATTGCAATCTGTGCCTGTGCTGCCTCGTGGCATTGACGTACTAATTTTCTATTCAGTGGTATTGATAAGGTAGCAGAGAGACCAGCATTGAATGACTGGTTTGCTTTCATATCAGTTCGTATAGGTTTCATCCATGTAGGTGTCATAGCACCACCACTACCAACTATATCAGGTACTCCATCAGCAGTATCTACATCTATTTCTATTGTTATATCATCTCCATCTTCAAACCATCTAGTACCATCTGCCTTAGTCCTTGTGTCATACCACTCTTCCCAAGGATAGTTCTTTACTGTTACTGCTTGTTTAACAGTCTTACCCTCTACATCTGTTAGGTTATATTGTGGTTCGTTATAGAAATCTTCCCAAGGATCTTTACGTGAATCAGCAAACTGCACATAGGGAGTGAGGTTAAAGGTACTACCTTGACATTGGACTCCACCACCGTAGGTGTTAGTTATGTATGGACCTTGTAAAACTTGTATTGCCTGGTTCGTTACTGAGCCAGAACTATTGGCGATAGGATTCGCTGTTGCACTTACACCCCCTACACCTTCCGCCAGTGTGACAGGGGCAATCGCAAGATTTGATAGACATAATGCTGCTATTGGGTAAAGGTTGAAGTTGTGTCTGTTACGCTTGTTATAGCGGTGACTCTTTGTATTATTGTTTGGTTGGTTAGCCCTGGTCCTTGATATGACTGGGTAAATTGAAACGCCTCGCCAGGATTCGTTATTGTAAAGGTGTTTGGTTGTGAGAAGTCTAATGAGTCGAAAGAACTTGTCACGTTTCCTTGTATGGCTGCTCCGTTTGTTCCCGTTGCCGAGCCTACGCTTGGTGTTACTGTCACCGTTGATGTGTTCACATTGGGGTTGAGTGCCTCTCCATTGTTGGAAACGCCTGTCCCAGTCACGCTGTATTCCCATCCTGTCCTATAATCTATAGAGTTAATTGTCTCTGTGACTGTGCTTTCAGTCTCAGTATGACTCGTCATCGAGCCCTGTTGGAAGTTGGGGACCACAGGGACCGCCATAGCAGGTACAGCAACGACACTTGCACTTGCCACAGCAATCACATATGGGACATGTTTCAACTTCATTATCTTTCTTAAACAGTTTAAGTAGATTAAACAAAACTACCTCACGGTAATTTCTGTTACAAATTGTCCAGTGGCTGAAGTGCCAGCTCCACCAGCTGTTAAAGTCATAGCACCTGACGACAATATAGTTCCTGCAAGGCTTCCTGCGGATCCTGGTGCTGTCGATACTATGTTGGAGTAACCCAATACATCACCTACATCAGCAGCAGTAGTTACTATGGCATCTGCAGTAGTTATATTCTGAGTAAAACTATATGAGTTGCCTTGAGTAGTTTGTGCTACATCAGGTAGAGCAAAGGTTGCAACACCTGCTGTACTTACAGCAGATATACCACCTAGATCACTCGCAGCACTACCACCTGAAGGTGTAATGGTTGTTGAGACACCAGACCCACTGGTACTATAAGAGTTACCTGCACGAGATACCTGAGTATAACCTGCATCAACACTAAGTTGAGTAGAACTAGTCAGTCTATGGGTAAGGTCTGCTCTCACTGGAGACACAGCAATACCACTCATCATTAGCATAATAATAGGTAGTAATTTCTTCATCCGTTTTGACAATGTTACCTTGAACTATATAGGTGTTTATAACCCCCATATAATGTGCGGTAGATCACACTTCTAGAAATCTTAAGATTGTTATTAAATAGTAGTGTCGCCACAAAGGGACACAATTACACTCGCTTTAAAAGGAGAAAACCATGACAGGATTACAAAGATATCATGCTGCAGATCTACCAGCATTGATGGATAAGATTTCAAAGAACAGTATCGGAATGGATAATTATTTCGACCAGTTCTTTAATATTCAAGCACCTTCCAACTACCCACCATATAATTTGGTACAACTAAATAATCATGAATCAAAATTGGAGGTAGCACTTGCGGGCTTTAAGAAAGATGAAGTCAAAGTCTATACGGAGTTTGGAAAACTACATGTGGAAGGCATCAAAGAAGAAAAAGAAACAGATGCAGAGTATACACACAGGGGCTTGGCACAACGTTCATTCAAACGCACTTGGACACTCAGCGAAGATTGCGAAGTTCGACAGGTCGTTTTTGAAGATGGACTCTTGTCCGTGGAACTGGGAAAGGTAGTACCAGAAAAACATACACGTAAGGATTACCTGACATAATAATTGGATAATAAACTTCCCTTAACCGTCCCTTAATTGACATATCAATTTATATTGATATAATATCCTATATAATACAGTTTATTCAAAAACTAATGAAAGCATTAGCAGTCGGCCTGCTCGCACTGAGTGTATCAGCACCAGCATTTGCAGGCCCGTATGTATCCACCAAGTCCGAATTTAAAGGTGACGAGGATGGATATAGTAAAGCAGTAAACCAAGCAAGGATCGGAACCACCTTCGATGTAGGCATTGGAAAATCATATGTTGAAGCAGGTGGTGGTATCACTTCTCCTGATAGTGGTGACGCTGAAGGATTCAAAGTTGCTGAAGTTGGAACAAAGTTTAAGGTA